TGTCATCAATTGTAACAGGATAAAAGCCGCCGCCCTGACCTGATGATCCCGCTAAGATCTGAGTATTAAACATTAGCTGTAATCCGCAGTAAACACACAGTGGATAGATGTTGCTGTACGGACGATGTAATCAATACGATCCACAGCAGCAGCAGTGGTTGAGATGGTGGGCGCGGTGCCGCCAGCAAAGTCGTAATATGCACCAAAAGAGAGGGTGCGTGAACCTGTTCCGTCCTGCACCACGAAGATAGAACCTGTCTGGCCTACCACAATGTTTGTCGGGTTCGCTAATGTGCGGTTGCCGCCTAGCGTTACAGTGAAATTTTGATTCGCGCCAAAGTCCGGGGTGATTGTCGCGGCATCAGTAAGCGTGGCAATCTCGACTGCATAGCGCCCTTCAAGTTGATCTGCGCTGGTTGTTTCGCCCAGCCCGACCACATTCGAGCCGGATACAATTGATTTTACAAGTCTTGCCATATCAGCCTCTAGTTCGTCAGTGAGAAATCACTGCTCGTTGCATCAAACCGTGTGAACGGAACCTTCTGATCTGCGTTCAACGGCATGTTCTTTACTGTGCTATCGAACCGCGTAAACGGTACTCTCGCTGCCGTAAAGTAGTTACTTAGCCCAGCTACACTGAATACATCATACACCATAACTTCTACAACGTCACTGGCTACGAGCGCCGTCAAACCGCCGATGGTGTTGGTGGTTGTAGTGTTGTAGTCGCTACCCGCAACCAGTGTAACACCGTTCAGCATCACATCTATATACTCGCCGTCAGCATAGATAAGTGTGTTGCTGTTGTCGTCCGCGCCTGAAATGGATGTCTCACCACCTGTCGCGGTAAACACATAGCGCTGCCTAATAGCTTGGGTCGGGGTTTTGCCTATGTATGCCATTACTCCACCTCAATCCAACTTGTTGTTTCTTCGTCCCACTGATACTGCCCGTCACCGGAAGGATATGCAACAGGCGCGTTCCAGAGACAGGTATCTTCATCCAGCGTCCAACTTGCAAACGGCTGGGGTGGAATAAACGCATCACGGTCACGATCATAAGTAAAGCCGACACCAGCGTAGTTTTTACGCTGGGGTGTGCCGTCCAAAGTATGTGTGCCGCCTATAGTGTTATAGGATGTCTGTATCCACTCACCCGGGCTATCATCGACAAAAGTGTCAAAGAAGTCAGGTTCGGCAACAATGACTTTGGTTACTATGCCATCTTGTACTTTTGCAAAATGTGCCATTTGTTGCTCCTCCTATGCTGTGTATGATCCAGATGATTTAAAAATCATAACGGTATTGGCTCCATTAGTTACTACTGTTGGACTACCAGTAGTTGTTCCTGAATAATTTGCAGTTGGGACAGAAAGAATTACACATCCTGACCCACCTGCACCGCCCGCAGGTAAGTTTGAACCATTAGAGCCTCCGCCACCGCCACCGCCGCCGGTATTAGCAAGCGCAGCATTACCGGCTTGACCACTACTTAGATTTGCATTACCGCCACCGCCGTTACCGCCAACACCGCCAGCAGCATAATAAAGACCGCCGCCACCGCCTCCTGCAAAGAACACAGATGAACCGACCACCTGCCCTACAGTTGCAGATGTGGCTTGTGCAGTTGTAATTAAAGTAGTTGTAGCCCCAACTCCTCCAGCGCCACCAACACTGGTTGAGCCATTGCCGCCAACAGCACCAGCACCGCCGCCACCGCCGGAACCATAATTAGCGCCTCCAGTGGCGTTGCCACCAGCAAATCCTTGTCCTGATGTAGCTGCACCTCCAGTACCGGCAACACCACCGCCCGAGCCACCGCCCGAGCCACCATCACCACCATTGTTGATAGTCCAATATCCACCACGCCCACCACCAACAGCAGTAAGTGTAGAAAAGACAGAGTTACTTCCTTGAGTTGGTACAACAGTGTTGTAAACTCCAGCAACACCTCCAGCACCAACAGTCACGGTATAAGTAGTACCGGGGACTAAAGATAGATTACTAGCTAATAGACCACCAGCACCGCCGCCACCGCCGGAACCACTAGAACCACCGCCACCACCACCACCGACAACAATATAATTTACGGCGTAGGCACCAGCGGTTTGGTACTGGAAAGCAAACCAATCAGTTCCATCGTAAAACTCCATCTCATTATGTGATGTGTTTCGTCTAACCATCCCAGCAACAGGCGAAGACGGACGTTGGGCAGTCGTACCAGACGGCATCGTAATAGCATCAGTATCACTGCCTGTGCCTAAAGAAGCTGTGTCAATTTTACTGATTGCCATCTAAATTTTACTCCGGCTTTGTAGGCCACACTACATCGTCAAGCGAGGTGTAGCTGTCAGTGATGTCGCGCAGTGCCTGACGGTATGCTGTACGCTCGGCGCTCATTGTAAGGTCAGACGATGCCCACCAGTCAGTAGCCGCAATCATGCGGTCACGCTCGGCGCGTAACAGCTTCAAAGGCTCCGCTGCATTAAGCTCGGTTAGCTTTGCGTTGACTGTTGCCCAGCTACATCCCCAGTCAGCCACGTTGCTGCTTTCGATTGCTGAACCGTTAGCGTCAGCGCCCGTAACCTTACGGAACATCTCGTTAAACTCTGCTTCATTTGTTGGCTCACCGCGCAACACCCATTCGGTGATGCCTAGTTCGGTTAGAGCCTCTGATATTGATGCCATTTTGTTTACTCCTGTTTATCCTGCGATTTCTGTAAGTGTTATCGTTGATGAAGGGTTGTGGTCGTAATCAGTTCCACCACTTTGATACGTTTGAGTTCTATTAACGTAGACAACAGGCCCAGAACTATAACTCCTCATATAAATTTCATAGGTGGTTGCACTTGTAGTTCCCACATTGGTGTCCATATGTGTACCAGACAACATATTCATAAGATGAATTGCTCGACTATCTGAGGTGTAGTTATTGATTGAGCCAGCTACTGGTCTTCTGCCATTTTCAGACGTTCCGTGAACGGAGTTAAGTACGCTACCTGCTTTGTATATTAAGTAGGATTGCAGGTAGCCACTCCCATTGGCGTAATCAATGCCGACATACAAACTTGTTTGGATTAGTATTTTACTAGTGGCAGATTTTGGAGTTATCGAAGCACTTAACCCAATGTTTACTAAGTAGTCAGAACCTGCCGCACCAGTTGCTGCGAGTGTTGTAGGTAAGGTGCCGTGAACAACTTGAAGCACACTCCCAGTCACATTCAACCCTAAGTCAGCCGCTGTCGGTGCTGTACCCGCCGTGTTCTGGATTGTGGAGACTTTTAATATCGAGGTCATTGTGCAATCTCCATTAGGGTTAGTGTTGATGCACCCCTATGTGAATATGCCGCGTCAGTGTCTGGGCCAGTTGAATTTATGACCGTAGTAGCAGCACTATTATTGGTGTTTCCACATTTTACTTTATATGTGATAGCGGAAATCGTAGCTGGAGAATCACAAAACGACCCACTCGAATTAAACATAGTGTAACCGGCATTTAGTTCATTAACAGCATTACAAGAAAACCACACTTGCGACCTACTACCGGCAGAATCTCCAAGAGCTATTTGTGTTGCATCACGATACAACTTTGCTGCGCTGTATCTTTCTGCCAAGGCACTGTTGGAATTGGAGTATGCTACGAAATTGAGGTCGCATTTTATATAAATCTTACTGTTTGCAAACTTTGGCGTGATTGTAGCGGTCAAGACATCAGTAAAGGTAGTGCCTGATATTGACTGCGTGTCTGTTTTAGTTGCGCTTACGACCTGAACCACATGACCCGGAATCTGCACACCGTTGCCGCTGGTCTTCTCGTTAATGGTATCGACATAGAGCGTACTCATTGTGCAATCTCCATTAGGGTAACGCTTTGTTTGCCACCACGCAGATTAGTGTAAAGACTACCAGAACCTTGTGTTCGTTTTACATAAACAGCATAAGTTACTGAAGATGACGAAGCTGGGCTATCAAGTATGTGCATACTCATTGGCACAATATGGTCACTTGCACCTGTGTATGAACGACTTAGCCCATCGGCATCACCAATGTCTGACCCATTACGGTAGATTGTGTAAGCACCTTCGGTTGAGGCACTTGTGCCGTAAACTGAACTGTTTACCAAGACCAATATTTTACTACTTGTTGATGATGGTGTTATAGAAGCAGTTAACCCTGATGCAGCAACATAAGTGGCAGATGAGATTGCACCACTGTTGTTTGTTGATTCGCTAGTTACAACCTGAACCACACTACCCGCTGGCAGTGTCGCACCATTAGGAAACGATGCCTTGCCTGTACTTGCGTCAAGAGTAATGCCGCTAGTACCCGCCGCATTGTTTATCTGGTCTACATTTAATATCGAAGCCATCTATGCCTCACAGTATTGTTAAGTTGCCATTGACGGTCAGCGTTGCACTGGCGTCAATGGTAAGTGGGCCAGCAGCCGTGGCATTATCTGCGGTTGCAATAGTGACATTGCTTGTTAGCGTCTGAGCGTTAACTCTGAATATATCACCTTTGCCGTTTGTTGTATCGCCTGTATCCCCGTTGTTGCCTTGGAAGTAACCAGCGCCCAAGTTAAGGCCGGAGGCAAACATAGCCTGCGTAATCGTCCCCGCGCCCGGAACCACGGTCTGCTGCGCTTTACCTTGAAACACTACATAGAAGTCGTCAGTGGCAACAATAGCGCCTGTCATTGTCAAGCTAGTGCCGCTAATGGTGTATGCGTCAACAGGCTCTTGGCGCACGTTATTAACAAACACCTCGATATCCTGCGGGCTACCAACAGAGTAGTCGAGGGTGAAGTTCGTTCCTGTGCCGCCAGTAAGATCTTGCTTATTGATGGTAGAGAAGGCGGTGTAGAGCGGATTACCTTGGTATGCCATCTATACCCCCTATGTGATGTCTAGGTGACTCATCACC